TTTTAAAGAGCTTGAAACTCTACGTAATGAAAAAAATTTCACCACTAGTGTAAAATGGTATTTAAGAAATATAACTCCAGGCGAAATAGGATGTGTATTATCTCACATAAAGTGTTGGAAAGATGCTTATGAAAATAAATTTAATTCTGTATTAATACTAGAGGAGGACTTTTATCCAAATGAAAAATTTTCACAAAGCATAATTTCATCTATTCAAAATTGGGATTTAATTCATTTAGGTAGAAATTTAATGAGAGATTTACCTGAACAACAGATTAATGCTTATTTTAATCGTCCTTTATTTTCATTTAATGCTCATGCTTATGCTTTAAGCAAAAGAGGAGTTGAGATAATTATTAGTAAACGTTTAGAGGAAAATTTAATTCCAACAGACGAATTTTTACCTACATTATATGATACACATTTTAGAACTGATGTAGTTGAATTGTTAAACAAACATGATAAACGTAAATTAAATGCTTTTGCTACTAATGTAGAATATATAGTTCAAAAAGATAATAAATCACAAACTGAAAATATACATTTAGAACCTGTAATAGAACCTTTTAAAATAAAGATTATGGATAAAGAATATACTCCGTTACATCCAGATTTATACCAATATTGGAATGATACGGCTGCCTGGCATAGAAAATTTTTAGTGCCTGGTATGATTAAAAAAGAGTGGGATTTGTTTGTTGATGAAGAATTTGATGGTACTTATACTTACCCACTTTTTACCAAAGAATTTTGTAATAAAATAATTGAAGAAGCAGAACATGCTAAGGTATGGACTTTTGCTCGTCATGAATTTTATCCAACAACAGATTTTGTATTAACTGAAATTGGATTTGATAAAATATATTATGATTTGCTTTGGGAATTTGTTATGCCTATGGCAATGCATAAGTTTGGATTAGAAGGTAAAGGATGGGATCAATTACAAGCTGAAAACTTTTTAGCACGTTATACACCTGATACTCAAGGGCATTTAAGTTTACATCATGATAACTCACATATTACTGCTCTAGTAAATTTATCTGAAAAAGATGTTGATTATACAGGTGGTGGTACTTGGTTTTGGCGTCAAAAACAATTATCTAGACCTCCACAAGGGTGGATAAGTGTACATCCAGGAAATATAACACATAAACACGGAGCTCGTCCTGTTTTAAGTGGTAAAAGATATATAATCGTTTCATTCATGAAAAATAAAGAATTTTAATTATGGGAATTATACAAGAAAAACCAACACAAATTACTGCTGAAGAATTACAAGAACTTAAAGATCTTCAACAAGCTAAACAAGCATTAGTATATGCTTTAGGCGAACTTGAATACGAAAAATTGCGTTTAGAAGCACAAAAACAATCGCTAGAAGCTCAATTCAATAAAGTTGTTCAAGGCGAATATGAAATATCTCAGCGCATATCTGAAAAATATGGAGATAATAAAATAGATTTAAAAACTGGCGCATTAGAGGCTATCAGTGCTTAATTTTTAGATACTTTTCATATATTTATCAGTAGACAAAATCTAATTAAAACATGGCTGAAACTTTATTATCTCCTGGTGTATTGACTCGCGAAAACGATCAATCACAGATAACTTCAGGTCCTATTGCTGTTGGTGCTGCTATTATCGGTCCTACAGTTAAAGGTCCAGTAGAAATACCAACTATAGTAACCTCATATTCTGATTATAAGAATAAATTTGGTGCTTCATTTGTTAGTGGTGGTGTAACTCTTGAATATTTAACTTCAATAGCTGCATATAACTACTTCCAACAAGGTGGCGAATCATTATTAGTAACTAGAGTAGTATCTGGTTCTAATAATTCTTATACCCCAGCAACCTCATCTCAAATCACTAATTTAGGTGGTACTGGTGCTTCGTTTGTTCTTGAAACACTTTCAGAAGGTGTTATCATGAATAACCAAACAGGAAGTGGTAATGCAACCTTATCAGGTGGTGCTTTAACAAGCGGTTCAGTTGATAATATTCGTTGGGCTATAACTAATGTTAACTCAGGCTCAGGTACATTCAATCTTATTATTCGTCAAGGTAATGATACTCAAAACCAACAATTAGTAGTTGAAACTTGGTTAAATCTTTCATTAGATCCAAATTCACCAAATTATATTGAATATGTAATTGGTAACCAAGTTAAAAATATCGTTACTGATGGTGATGGTAATTTAAATATTCAAGTTACTGGTTCATATGTTAACCAAAGTAGATATGTTCGTGTATCAAACGTACCAGCTCCAACTCCAAATTACTTATTAAATAACGGAACATTTAATTCTGCATATACTGCTTCTTTACCTGCTGTAGGTTCTGGCTCTTATGGTGGTGCCTTTGGTGGTGCTACAGGTCCATTATTCGGTAACGGTAGTGGTGCTTCTACAGGATTAAAAATGTATACTCAAATCGATAATATCAATATCCAAGGTTTATCAGGAAGTGATTACTCAAACGCAATTGAATTACTTTCAAATCCTGATGAATATGATTATTCATGGATTGTTTTACCTGGTGTTACTTATCAAAACGGATCTGGTATATTAAGTACCTTAATGGCTAATTGTGAAAACAGAGGTGATACAATGGCTATCGCTGATATGGTTAACTATGGTGCTGCTGTTTCAACTGTTAATACAGCTGCTAATAGCTACGATTCATCATATGGTGCTACTTACTGGCCTTGGGTTCAAGTATTATCTCAGGAAACTGGTAAATTAGTATTTGTACCTGCTTCAACTATTATGGCTGGTGTTTATGCTTACAATGATAAAGTAGCAGAAACATGGTTTGCTCCTGCAGGTTTCAATCGTGGTGGATTATCAGGTGTAATTCAAGCAGAAAGAAAATTATCACCATCAGATCGTGATAGTTTATATATTAATAAAGTAAACCCAATCGCTACCTTCCCTGGACAAGGTGTTGTAGCATTTGGTCAGAAAACTTTACAAACTAAAGCTTCAGCTCTTGACCGTGTAAACGTTCGTCGTTTATTAATCACATTAAAAAGATACATTGGTAACATTGCTGATAATTTAGTATTTGAACAAAATACAGCAACAACTAGAAATAAGTTCTTAAACCAAGTTAATCCGTACTTAGAAAATGTACAACAAAAACAAGGTTTATATGCTTATAAAGTTGTAATGGATGAATCAAATAATACAGCTGAAACAATTGATAGAAATCAATTAATTGGTGCAATTTATTTACAACCAACTAAGACAGCTGAATTCATTATTCTTGATTTCAACGTTACTCCGACTGGTGTTCAGTTTTCATAAGAAAATAAATTAACAATATTTATATCAAACAATAGATAAAATGGCAGTATTAAACCCGAACGAAATCATGTTCACAGCATTCGAACCAAAAGTTCAGAATCGCTTTATATTATATGTAGATGGTATTCCTTCATACTTAATCAAAAAGGCTTCTGCTCCTGGATTTGAAGCTGGTGAAATCATATTAGATCATATCAACGTTTACCGTAAAGTAAAAGGTAAAGTTAGATGGAATGATATGACTTTAGAATTATACGATCCCGTAGTTCCTTCTGGTGCTCAAGCAGTGATGGAATGGGCTCGTTTAGCTCACGAATCAGTAACAGGACGTGATGGTTATTCTGATTTTTATAAGAAAGATTTAACATTAGATATCTTAGGTCCAGTAGGTGATATCGTATCTGAGTGGATTATTAAAGGTGCTTATGTTAAAACAGCTACCTTCGGTGAATACGATTGGACAGCTGATGCAGCAATTAGCTTATCAGTTACAATCGCTATGGATTACTGTATATTGAACTTCTAATTACACACAGTAGATAATAAAGAGGCGCTAAAGAAATTTAGCGCTTTTTTTATCAAATTTTTAAAAAATATATATTTATATCAAATAATGTTATATGATAGAACAAAACAATGTTGCAAATCTAGATTCTACAGAACAATCTAAATTTAAATTCCCAACAGAAACTGTTGAATTACCTTCTAAAGGTTTATTATACCCAGAAGGAAGTCCTTTAGCTAGCGGTAAAGTAGAAATTAAATACATGACTGCAAAAGAAGAAGATATTTTATCAAACCAAAACTATTTATCTCAGGGAACAGTTATTGATAAATTACTTCAATCATTAATTGTAACTAAATTTAGTTATAGTGATCTTTTAATTGGTGATAAAAACGCTATATTAATTGCTGCTCGTATTTTGGGTTATGGTAAAGACTATGATTTTATCAATGATGGAAGAAAAGTAACTGCTGATTTATCAACTTTAGAAAATAAACCTTTAAGAGAAGATTTAATTACTAAAGGTATTAATTCATTTGAATTTACTCTTCCACACACTAAAGCTGTAGTTACCTTTAAAGCATTAACTCATGGTGATGAACAAGCTATTGATCGTGAAATTAAAGGTTTGCAAAAAATTAATCCATCTGCTTCCGCAGATATTTCAACAAGAATGAAACATGTTATCACTTCAATCAATGGTGATAGTGAGAAAAAAACAGTTCGTGAATTTGTTGATAACTACTTTTTAGCTAAAGATTTAAGAGCATTCAGACAATATTATAAGGAAGTAGTTCCTGATGTTGATATGAAAACTAATGTTATAGCTGACGGCGACGTACTGGAGGGCGTCGAGGTAGGAATTGGACTTAACTTTTTTTGGCCTGACTCCGGAATATAGATTTAGTTTATTTAAGCAAATCCATGAAATAGTATTTCATGGTAATGGTGGATATGATTGGCATACCATATATAATATGCCTATTTGGTTAAGAAACTTTACGTTTAATTCATTAAAAAAATAT